GTAAGCACACCCATGTCGACGTAGAGCTTGTCTGTTGCAGCGACCTTGCTCCTTAGCTCAGCCTTCTGCTCATCTGACTCGGAGTAATAAGGCGGGAAGTGTACTGACCATTCCTCTGGTGCTTGACCCTGCGTAGGTCCACCAGGCATTAACAGGATCAGCTGGAAGAACTGGTTCAACGCCTGACGCATTGAGTGGGTTTGATACCGCTCAACTGATGCAGCCCAGCTCTGGTCCTCGTATTTCCCTGCTTCAGACAGACCACCTGCAGGCGATGTACCGAACAGCAGGGTTTTGGGCATGTCTGCCGCCGCTACTAGGTCATCAGTGAGGCGGTCGAAGATCTCCTGAGCACCTCCGAGTGACCGTGATGCAAAGGACACCTCTTCCTCAATGTCCAGGGCCATCCCGCCATACAGAGATCTAGAAAGCGCATTGGCTTCAAGCCTTGCTTTGAGCGCTTTCTCGTTCCCACTTGTCACCTTCGAGGCGAGCCCAGGAATTCGATGTACGAATAAGTCCATCTCGTTGAGCATCGTTGCCATCCCATCGGTGGCACCCCTATATCGCTTCCAGACCTCGAAGAATGGCTGCAGATACGACTGACCCCATCCCTCATTCGTTAGACGCTGTTTCCAGGGCAGGAAGAGCCCGTCAAAGCGCAGAACACGGCTGTTATGTACTAGGAGATATTGAAGGTCGTTTTCATTGCTGACTGCCTTACTCGTACTTATTCTGTATAACTCCGGCTTTCTGTAGTTGAGATAGTTGTAGTCATTTGGGACAATTTCTCTTCTCGATAGCGGTACGAGGTCAGCAATACCCCGAACACGCTCAGGAATAACAGGCTCGCTAGGCTCAAGCCCATCATCCAGGACGAGAAATAGTGCAGCTCCTCCATAGATTCGCTGTAGCTTGAGCGTTTCTTCGATGTACGAATAGAAGTCAAGTTCCTCTAAATAGTTTTCAAATGCTTTAATCGTCTCTTCATAACCCTCAGTTACCTCACCCAGTTTGATGGTGGGTTGCTTGGTTACAGCCGCTTCAGCATAAATGTCGATTACGCGACGGCAGAGGGGGTCGTAGTACAGAGCCTCAAGCTCTGTTTCTGACAGAAGACGTGGTTTGCGTACTGCAAAGTACTCAGCTTTATCTCTTGTCGTTCCCAGGCCAGAGATGGCGTTAATTAGAACCCCATCATTGCGAACTTCTGAGTCCATTCTGACTTCAGGAGTTTCCGAAGTTTCCGACAAAGTTTCGGCCTTAACTCGTTAACTCTAGATTAGCGATAAATTTTCTCAGATCTTCTTGCTTTTCTAGATGCCAGCTATGTAATTCTTTAGCGGCATGCAGTATGTGTCGGCGCATCAATTCCATGCCTTCTGGTTCATCACAGTATTCAGAGACGGTGTCCTTCATCCATTCCTGCATTTGTTCTGCTCGTTTCATGTCTACAGGGTCATCATCTCCGATCCATATCTCATTTTGATTGTTGATTCCAGGTTTCCAGCTATCGCACATCAGATCAGATCGAGCCAACTTGTTGTAGGAGTTGTAGCGCACGAAGAGAGTGCCAAGGCCAGAGCCATTACTGAGTCGTCATGCGCTCCATCACCAGCCTGTCTGTCTCCTGTTTCCAGTTGCCGGAACATCAACATCTCCTGGTAAAAAGGCTCTCTTGGCAGCTTCAGCTCCTCACGCTCCAGGAAGTACGTGATTCGATCCGTATTCGATATCTTGTTTGGTCTATTGGTGTTGTAGGGCTCGACTAGATACTTTGCCAACGCTTTGGAGAGAATCTCGGACACCACAGCACCGACACCGTTCTTCTCTACAACCACCTTTACCGGGTTGAAGTTCTCTGCCTGCTCAATGATCTGCTGGATGCACCAGTCGGAAGACTTGTACCTGGTCCTGAACATGTTCACCACCTGATAAGGCGTGGTGGTTATGTCGAGGACTACAGAGCACCAGTAATCGTCACCACCAGCAGCGGGGTCAATCGCCATGGTGTATTCCCGGTTGATGAGACCTGTCTCGATGCAGTGCCCGTTACATGCCTTCTCCACCAGCTCTGGTGGGAACACCTGAGCATCTGAGGCGACATAGTCCATCTCATATTCCTGCCTCCACGCTCGGTCTGTCAGCTTCGCTTTTGCCTTTGTTTTGGCCGCCCAGTCAGGGTCTTCTGCATAGATAGGAATGCTTGAGTAGTGAATCTTGAAGCGGTTCCACCCATCGTCTGGCTCGCCATGCCAGAGGTTGGCGAACATGTTTCCCATCCCGTTTGGGGTCGATAACAGGATGAGCTTGGACTTCTCGCCGAGCGTTGCCATCGTCGGCTGTGCTGCGGTGTAAATCTCTTCAGCTCCGTCGAGGAACGCGGCCTCGTCCAAAACGCATACCGATACGCTGGGTATTCCGCGGGCCGCCCTAGGCGTAGCAGGTAAGAAGTAGATAGTTCCGAGTCCTTTGAACGACAGTTCGCTATTGGATTCGGTGGTGAACTCAATCGATGAGTCCGCAATGCTTGCCGCCTGCGCTCGGATCCTCTTTCCCAGCGCACCGGAGTCAGTTGCTGTTTTGGAGAAGACAACTGCTGCGAAACCTGGCTCGGTCAACGCCCTACAGAGCAGATAAGAACACACCGTCTCGGATGCCCCGACCTGACGGCTCTTGAGGACAATCGTGTACTGGTGAGCACATATGGACTCAATCAACTCCTTCTGGATATCGAAGGGCACAAACGGTTTGACGCTGCCAGAAGTCCGGATCCAAGTCAGAGGCGCAAACTCACTCCAGTTCTCAGCGGTAGGGAATTGAGGTTGAAAACCGACAGCGGTTGAATTCAGGCGCTTAAGTGCTGCCTCTTGTTCACGCTGCTCCTGTAATTTCTCTAACCTCTCCAACCGGGTTAAGTGTCTGGCGTTTGGCATCTGCCTCTAGATGTTCAATCCTTCTCTCGACATAACGTGCCTCGAATTGTTTGTGGGCACTATCGATCAGGATCTTGATCGCCTGAACTTTAACGTTCACAGCAATTGCAGGATCTTCACTATCAATAATCTCTCGAAGCTTCTGAATTGCTTCAGGTAGAGCCTCTGAGGTCACACCAAACGAGCGGTGGAAGATCTCCTGCTGGTACTCCCAGATGGCGTTATTAAATGCTTCTGTCTTCTTCCACTTCAGGATCGCACCTGTAGAACACTTAGCCCGTTTCGAGGCTTGCTCCCAGGTAAATCCAGCAGCCAGTGCTTGTGCTGCTAATACCTGCTTTTCACTTAGTTGGGTCGGGCGTTCCATAGCAGCTGGTCAAGTTCTTCGCGGCTTCGTAGGCTGCCCATCGAATTGCCGCTGGTTGTAGGAGTAGAGCAAGCTTGGCTAGATCTTTGGAGATTGACAGGAGTTGATCTCGGTCTAAATCGTCCAGCTGCTTAACAAACTGTCCGTAACGTAGCTGATCGTTAACGCTGGGTTCAATCGTCCTCATCAAAATCCTCCTCAGATTCGAGACCTTCATGTTGTTCAGCAAGTGCTGAACCTATTCGTGACATTAAAACCTTGGAGAATTTTAGTACCTCGTCATTATTACCAGCTTTTATGCCGTGTTTAATGCTTCTGAATAGTTGCTTGTTTTCTGCACGAGTATGCCTGGACTCTTCCAGGCACACACCGATCACCTCCTCCATCTGACCGTACGCACTTTTCGTGGAGACCTTACGGGTGTAGGCGTAGGTCAAGACGGAGGCGAGTCCCCATTCGTCATAGCTGCGGACCAATTCGCCCTCGTCACTAATCTCCTCAAACTGTTGGGCCAGTGGATGCCTGTAGTCAGCCGGGATTAATGACAACGGGACGGCACAGTCCGTTACATACTCCATATGAAGACGGGTACTTATCCCATCTAAGCGTGTTATGCAGCTTGGTGATTTACGGCAACCTTTAGTGGGCGAACTACACGATATGGCGCTCCTACTTTTGTGAATCTGTCATTCGCTTCCTGGATGTCTTCATCGCTAATTGCTCGGATCTCGTATAGCTCAGAAGCGGGGTGGACAATCTTGCACATTACTGCTGGCTGAAGCATTCTTGTTTCATCGGCGATCCCAAGATTACCGGGTTTTTAGTACTCATGCAATGACCAAAAACCAGTAGCAGCAACCTATCTAGGGCTCTTTGATGAGTTCATAGTCTGTGGTTTTGAGGCATTTAAAAACCGGGATAGGTACACCTAACCCGGTCTGCTGCAGGTGGAATTCCTGCTCTCTAAGTTGCGAATCAGCACTAGGTCATTGCCCAGTAGATCAGCCGCTCAAAAAAGCGCGGTCGCAAGATCGAA